TTTTTGTAGTATGTGTCATGGTTGCCGATCACACAATGGAAGTTGATTCCAGAGTTTTCCATAACTTCAATGAACTCAGTACGAACGCGATTGAGTGTATTAAAGTTTACAAACTTACGCCTATCCATCATGTCTCCAAGATGAATAACAGTATCGATGTTGTTTTCTTTCAAGTAAGGAAAGAAAACTTCATTGAAGAACTTAAAGGTATTATTCAAAAATAATACGGAATCATTTCTACACCCAAAGTGAGTGTCATTCAGTATCGCAATCTTCATTATCTTTTTTGTTACCCTTCTCGAACTTAGTTATATCTGACTCAGAAATACTAAACAATTCTTTGTATGGATCTTTATCACCTTCAAAATAATTTTTAAACCACTTTGAAAAATCTCCAGTAGTATCATTTTCCATTGTCATTTTGTATTTGACATAGGCTTGTTTTTTCTCTTTCTGTATTCTTCTCAGAAAAGCATAGTATATAATCTGAGTGAAGTAAGAGAAAGGATTTTTTGATTTTTCTGGATCAAAATTTGAGGCATACATTACACAGTTTTCTATACCGTCCGAAATCATTTCTTCCCTATAAGGGTAGTTAATGAAATTGGGTCTGTATGAAAGATGAGTTGCAATATCCAAAAAACACTGGCCAATATAATCGGTAACTGGTGGTTGAGGTTCATCTGCATTCTCAGCATCATTTACCTGTTTTTTCCATTCTGTCATGGCCTGATAGAACACTTTATTGTCGATGTAATCATTCTTTGATTTTTTCTTTTTCATGTCGATTCCTTTCGATTCCCTACGAAAGATTCTACAACATTTTTCTTGACATGTCAAGCCAAAGTCATTATTCTCATGCGTGCCAGGGTTGGTAAGGATAGTTCTAATACTATATTAGATACTAAAGGCCACCGTCCCAATCACCTTTAAATCTGTTAGAATCGAAGAACCAATCATCGTCATCTTCTTCGCCTTCACCATCCATTTCTTCTGGGAATGCTTCGAACATACCGTTCTTTAACATTTCCATGAATACTTCTGGTGGTAGTGCCATGTTGATGAGAACTGATTTTTCTTTTGGAGGTTGAAGTTTTTTCATGACTTCTTCCTCTTTTTTCATATCCTCTATTAATTTCAAGTAAGATTCTGGAAGACCAACGGTATTATCCATACCGGGTTCTATATCTTCATTCTCCAGATTCTGGAGATATTGCTTATCTACATCATCTGTTGGTGTTGTGATTGCAATAATCCAGTCCTCTGGAATTTTGATTTGATCAGCAACTGAAGTTGAGAGCCAATTTCTCATTAGAATCTTTTCTTCAGAAATACCAAGACCATTATGAAAAGTTGCTGCCTTTATAGACATCGGCCTGTCCAAAATGTATTTGTCACCACTCTTCCCTTTGACGTTCGCAATCACATCTTCTCCGCTGCGAAGTTTGAATATTCTGTTTCTGGTCTTCATGATTGACCTCCCTTGAGTGGTATGTTTACAAGTTTGAAGTCGAACCCTTCTGCCTTGTAAATTTTTATGCGTTCGTTGAAATGTTTTAACGTGTGGTTTGTGTAGGACTTCCAAGAAAGGTCGTCCCCAATATCATAAAGTCTAGCCAAGTCTTTCTTTTCTGACTTGCGTAGTTGCCTCCCTATGCTCTGTAATACTCGGATTCTACTCTTTGACGGAGATGCAAAGATGATATTCTTGAGATTGCGAATGGAAATGCCGGTGCTGAAAGTTCCGTACGACGCAACGATGATTGCGTTCGATTCGTTCTCTGTAATGTGTCGAACTTGTTCTCTTTGCTCAACATCAGTTTTTCCATAGACGAAGAAGACTTCTCTGTCTTCAGTAATCTCATCTATCATATTATGTAGTTTTTTACCGTGACTCTCCACGAATTGGAATAGGACTAGAGTATTGCCTGATAGGTTTTTTGCCATAGTCGAAATGAAATTATTTCTTTTTTCATTCGACACGATCCACTTGATCTCATCTTGATACTTCATCTTTTTGACTTGATTCTTTTCTTCATCTGTATAGTTTAGCAGAATAGAATCAATTTTCAAGTTTGTCAGAAGATTCTTGTCCATGAGAGACTTTGTTGTCGTGACCTTTTTGGTCGGACCAAACAGACCCTCGATGACCAACTTATGTGTCTGACTCCCGTCTAATGTTCCAGTGGTTCCGATTCTGTAGTCACAGTTTCTAAGACTGGACATGATGTTGGTGAGAGACTTTGCTTTGAACAGATGACATTCGTCGCCAAACACGGCACCGAACTGGTCAAAGTATTCTTTTGGTTGTCTGAAGATACTCTGCCACGTTGATACGACCACACGCTTGTCTGTTTCCTTGTCACGACCTGCCATGATTGTGTGTATGTTCTTATCGACATTCCATCCATTCTCCTTTGAATATTCTTTGAAATCAGAGAACATCTGTGAGACAAGTGATGTGGTTGGGACGATGATGAGAATCTTTCGGTCCATCTTCGAGAGATAGTATCGAATCAGTGAGTAGATGATGAACGACTTGCCAGATCCCGTAGGAGACAGCAGGAGACACCGTGACTGGTTTATCGCATGGTGGACACCCTCGATCTGGTGATCATGTGGTGTAATCAGTTTTCCGTGTGCGAACGGCTTGAGGTACTCTGTCATGTACTTCCGAACATCCTCTATGGATTTTTTGTCTTCCGAGAAGAAGTCCGAATGACTATAGTTCAGAGTGTAGTTGCGGTCTATGGCAAACTGCTTCAGGTAATCAAGAAGTCCGACGTACAGAGTGAAGTCAAAAGTGTTGAACAGTTTGATAGTTCCGTCCCATATCTTGTTTCGATATTGGGGCATGAACTTGTAACCCGGAACTTTGAATGTGAAAAATGAAGAGATTTCTTTTGCGATTGACTTCTCGCACTCAATCTTCATAAACACACTGTCCATTTTGTGAATAACTATATCACTCATACCATTATTTATGGTACGAATGTTTTCCCATTTACAGTGAACTCAAAGTCACATCCAATGTCCCCATCGAACTCGACGTATTCTATTCCGTGATGTGGTAGATACTGGTTTAGTTTTCTGTAGAATGTTCTGTTCTTTTTGTGGTCCATGGCTTTCTTGTGGACAACAACCTTACGGATTCCAAACAGAATCGCAAACCTAAACCCCTGTTCACTCATACCCCAAGGCATATACATGTTCATTCCTTCTATCGGAATGTTGCGTGTCAGTGAGGAAAGGATGAGATCCTCTTCTGCTGTGATGTATTCGGATCTCTTGAGATAGTTCTCGGAGACATCTGCTACCTTTCTTTGAATCCCCGACATGATTATTTCACCTGTGTTTGGTGATGCGACTCCTATCGCATTCATGTCGTATCGGTTCACTGATGTCTTTTGTGCTACCTTGTAAACTTGCTCAAGATAAATTAGATTCTCGATCATACAACACCGTTACTAAACTTCTTCCATTCGATTGAGTTCCGAATCTTCCAGTGTCGGTTCCCGATTTCTTTGAGTGCCCTCTCAAGAAAATCAACGGTTGTTCTGTGTAACTCAAGTTTGATTTGAATCTTGTAAAGGTCTTCGTCACTGTCCATGTACAATCCCAAGTCTTGCTTGAGAACAGTCAACTCAAATGGTTCCCACCCCTCTCGTTCAAGTTGCTCCTTCGACATCTTGCCGGTGAAGTATTCCCACTTCTTTCTTTTCATCATGGCATAACGAAACTCCAACTCTTTGATTGTGAGTTGTTCCTGAACAAGAAAGTTCATGTACTTGGAGTGGAGTTGTGGGATGCGACTTGATTCGTAGTCTAGGTTTGTGTCGTCGAGTTTTGAGTCATTTTCATACTGTTGTTTTATTTCACTCAGATTCATTTTTCTCACCTATAAGCAGGTAACTTTTCGATATCGTAAACATTATATGCAAATGTAGCAGTCGCAGTCAAGGGTTCTGGTGTGGTATCTGAGGAGTTAAATGATATCTCACTCAGAGCAATCGGGAAGATATCTCTGAACCTCACCGCTACTATTGGTGTCTGTGTATTGTTGTGGACAATGATACTCGCATCTGAATAGTGTGTGCTTGGATCTTCGTAATCTTGATATCCGTCCACGGCTTTGATTGACCGCATCCAATCATGAATCTCCAGCCAACTCTTCATGTATTCATCTACCAAGAATGAAACTGACAACTGACCAAACGCAAAGTTCTCGCCTGGGTGTGGTATTGGACTTTTGAACCTAGTCACTGGTTGTTCTAGTGGATCCGATGAGATGTCTGGTATGTTTACTGACTGACAATAGAATACAAAGTTCGGTATTCTTTGTAAAGTAAACTGAAAGTGTGTTGATTGTAGGTAGGATACCGACTCTTGTGC